AAGACTGATATCCACCAGCACTTCTAGCGTTAGCATTTTGGTTACCAACAGCAGCAGAAACGTTATGTGCGTGAATCATGTCATGTTCGACATCACGCTTCATTTCAGTTCCACGCTTTTTAAGTTGGTAAGCGTATTCATCAGCTACACCAGCTTGATCGACAGCTCGTCTGGTTCCTGACACAGCAATAGTTTTACCATTGATCTGTGTGTAGTTACCTAGTCGAGTTCGATTAGGTCCATCAGTTGCAAACTTAGCACCAACTGCAGGAGTTGCAGACGCACCACCACCTGATACAGGCTCAATGTAATCGGTACCCTCACCGATCCTTGAGTCACCAGGGGCTTCTAGTTCATCAGTTTGCCATTCATGATAGATTGCGGTAGCTTTCGCTTTACCAATAGATGATATGAAAGGAGTTTCGTCCCTTGTAATCATCGTAATAAAATCAGCAAGGTCTTCCCTTTGAGAGACGTCCTTGCCTGTAGATCTAGCTGGACCTGCTGGTCCACCTACACCACGTACACCAAGTACATTAGTCATTTGTAATTACCTCCAAAGACTGAGTTAAGTTAAACGTTACTCAGAGACTTTTGGGCTATTGACTTTAGGAAATCCATATCTTCGCTGCCTTCACCTTTTCCAGCTAGTACTTTTGCACGCAGTACCTGGTCAGCATCTTGTTTCTGTTTAGAAACAGTTTTAGCTTTCCTCACTGGTGCCTTCTTAACTGGTAAGGCTTTACGCTTTACAGAACCTTGCTTGATACCTTGCTTTAGTTGTCTGTAGTCATCTACAAACTTTACTATACTAGGATCAGTAACAGTATTTAAAACACTCTCATCTATTCCTTCTGCTAAAGCAAACTCACGTATAAGTTTAGCTCTACCCTCGTCGTAACCAGGTATCATAGTAGGAATAGTATCGTTAAAATGTTTTATTTGCTCATTCCAAGCTTTCTGAGTTTCCTGCTGCGACTGTTTTTGCACAGCAGCTGTTAATTGCTCTCGCTTGTTACGAGCAGTCCAATACTCTTTTTGCACTTCCTCACGCTGGTCTTTTAATTCACTTAAGTTATATGAATCATTGTCCTTACGTGCTTCTGTAATTTTTTCCTCGAGTTTATGGTATTGTTCCGCTAAGTCTTTTTCACTTGAATATAATACTGTTAAACTAGCTTTTGACATATTGTCAAGTTGTGCTAATTTATCTTGGTATTCTTTTTCAAGATCTTTCCTAGCATCTCCAAGCTCTCGACCCTTTTTAGAAAGAGATTGTTCAGTAGAGTAACCTTTAATAAGATCACCAAAAGATATTTCAGTTTCTGTACCATCGATTTTAACAGAAATCTTAGCATCTAGATCTAAGTCTTCTTGAGAATAAACCTCAGTTTCTTGGGTAGCGGCTTCTTCAGCGACATCCTCAACTGGTGCTTCTTCACTTTCCTCTTGGACCTCTTCTTCAACTTCTTCACTAACGGGTTCCTCAGACTCTTGGGTCTCTGAATCTGATTCTTCCGGGTCTAACTCAGGCACTTGCTCTTCGGGTAGAGATTGTGTAAAAGGCGAGCTTCTCACAATGTCAGCCAGCAACTGATCTTCTGTTCGACCTACATTGGCTTGGGAGTCATCCTGTTGGGTAGAGTCCACTTGTGCTTCTGTATTGTTATCCATTAGCTACCTCCTTTACCGGGGCTGCTTTAGAATTCTTTTTTATTTCTTTTTCGTATATTTCTTTTAAAGTGTATAAGCTTACTAATAATCCACAGTTAACTTTTGTTTTACCTGCAGATCTCATAGAATCATACTCCAAAGTGTTTATCATTGTTTCAATGTTGTATAGTAGTTCGGTTTTATTTATTTCCCTCACTCTCGTTCTCCTTCATTATAGGTACATTTTTTCCATAAGTCTCAATATTTATCATCTTCTCTTTGACACTACCAAGTGCCATTGCAGTTGCGTATAAAAACTCTCGAGACTTAGTTTCGTGAGGCTCGGTCTTTAACCATTGTAAAAACAGATCTACTAGTATATCACCGTATGCTTCATCAAAGAACTCATCCCGTTCTCTAGCTGCGAACTTACCTTGTACGTGAGCTCGCCTAGCTAGTTCTTCCGGGTGTATCTTATGATTACCATAGGATTTAGTATTACTTAGCCTCTTCTCAGCCGTCGCTTTATACTTATCCATTTTGTCCTTAATTTATTTCAATTGTTCTAGGCTTTTTCTCTTCAGGAAGTATTTTCTCTAATTTAATAGTAAGTAAACCACAAAGTAAAGATGCGTCTTTTACAACTACATCTTCAGCTAGTGTAAACTTTTTATGAAATTTTCTGTAAGAAATGCCTCGATAAATTTTATCTTTATCGTCTTTATTCTCTTTTACAGATTTAATAGATAGCATGCCATCAGCTACTGTAACCTCTATTTCAGACTTGTCAAAGCCAGCTACTGCCATTTCTATCTTAAATTTTTCTGCATCCTCCTTTACAATGTTAAACGGAGGATAAGTATCCGTATTTGTATTTTCTGCTAACCTTTCTACTAATCTATCAAAACCAATAGTGTAAGGTGTATAATTATTAAACCAATCAATTATATCTAAATGTCTCATTTGTTTCTCCTTTAATAAGCAAGAATTAGTTGTTGTTATTGTTTATGCAATTAGCGTGTTGTATACAATCTCACCGTTTTGTGCAGATGTACCATGCGCTGTTTTTAAACTAGTTAATGTTTGAGCTCCGTCATCAAGCCCAGTTACTATCTTAAACGACTTTTCAGCACAGTGAATACCTGTTTGTGCATCTGTGCCTGCTGTAGCTACGTTAAATGTAATAGCCGCATCAGAGTCATTAGTAACAATAATACTTCCAGCTCCTGAGCCAGCAGCAGTCGTTACTGTACCTGATTGTGTGCCTCCAACTCCTGAAGCATTAATTGTTACTGTTGCCATTTTTTCCTCCTAAAATGCTACTTGCCATCATTAATATTTCGTCATAGCTAGGGTGAGGTGGTATTTGTGCACCTTCCTTTTGTGCTTTGACACTAAGTTCTGCCCATTGCTGAAAGTGTTTATCTATAGCAACAGCTAATTGTCTAGCATTATCGTCCATAGTATTTTTAGCTTGTGCAGTAGTATAGGCAACGTTAGCTTCTTGCAATTTAACATCACTTAATGCTTTTTGCATTGCTGCTTCTCTAGTTGTTTTAGCAGCCTGTGACTGTATTTGTAATGCTTTAGCAGCTTTTTGCCTAAACTCTTCTTTATTGTAATCTTCTAAGAAATCGTTACTATCTAAATTCATAGCTTCTATTATTTTAGTAGCTAGTACTGCAGGAGCTTCTGGCTTTATAGCCATACCTGCCCCTTGTTTATTTAAAGCTGGGAGAACTTCTGCACCTATTTGTTTCAACTTATTTAGTCGAGTACTGTTACTATTTTCTCCTATATCAAGAAGAATTTCAACTTCCATTTTACTTGGTAGTGCGCTCATATCTATAGTTTTATACACGTTGTTCATATTAAAAGAAAGTTTTCTTTTCATATTTTTATGCATAGTCGTATAGACCCCAGCAATTAACCGCTTAAATCCTGTTTCAGCAAATCTCCGCGCAATATGTGATATACGCTTCTGGGCTGCTGATTGAACAGCGGCAAATTTTTGTTCAGAGTTACCTGATACATATAAGGTATCATTAAGACCTTGTACTGTCTTACTCATACCTGTAGCTTGTTCTTTTATTGTTTGTAAATGATCTAATAAAGGAACTGTACCTGTAGATATAGTTTCAGGTGGTAAAGTTGTTACTGATCCTTGTGGATTACCATTTGTAGGTATAATCTGCTTTGGTTTCATATTTTGTAAAGCAGAAAAATCTACTACGTTTGGATCAGCAAGCTTTGGAGCATAGTTAGTTAGGTAAGTATTTTCTACAAAACCTCTTAGTATTGCTGTGTTTGCTAATGTAGAACTTCTAGTAAAGTCTGCCATTGATAAACCATAAAATTCAAAAGGTATATCAATAGGAACTATAGAAGCTAATGGTATTTCATCAACATCATTTTCATATATAATGTTATTACCAATAGTCATTATATGTTTTAATTCAGCAATACCATCTCCATCTCTATCTACTCTTATCCAACATTCTGTAACGTTTACATTTATGTTTGCTTCTAATGGCACTTCATAAGATTCAGCAGATCCTTGCCAATACTCTTGTCCTGTTACATGCTTTCTAGCAGCAACATCTTGTGAGTACTTAGCAGAACCTAACCATGAAGTATCATGCATACTATCAAAGTCTATATCATCAGATACTTCTGGATAGTACTTTCGTATTTCAGATCTTGACATTTGTGTCTGTATTCCTACAAACTGCGCATCAGATATACATGTAGACTCTCGTGATATTCTAAAATTTTCTGGTGGTATTAGTTCTAGTTTTACTTTAGACTTATCTATTTTCTTTCTAACTCTAACGTCAACATAAACTAATTCCATTTCATCTTGTTGAGTTATTTCTGATTTAACAGGTCTGTTTTCAAACTCTAGTTCTCCAACAACTTCTACATTGTCATCAGCTAATATTTCATCAAGTTTTACTTGAGTTATTTCTTCATAATCTTCAAATACGTAATCGTAGTCTTCTACGTAATCCCATCTACATACAGAGTTTTTCCATAGTAATGCAGCTTTAATCCATTGTGACATAAACTCCCAACCATTGTTATGTTTAAATATACAATAGTTAACTATATCACTTGCATCTTTTGCAGACTTAAATGCTGATGGGCTATCATCGTAAGGCACAAACCTAGCTAGCTTATGATTGTTTAAAAACAAATCAGATAAAATAGCAGTATATGCTTCTATAACTTCAGTAGTGGAAGTATCAACAATAGTGGAAACTCCTTGTGGTGATAAATGATCTGACGGAACTCCAGCGTATTCATAAGTTGCTTTCAGTCTTTCTCTAGCTAAGTCAGAACTATTAAGAAAGTCACCAGTACTGTTTTGAACTCCCATTTCGATAAGATTAATGAGTTGCTCGTCGGTAACTGGTTCTTTATAACCGTACCGTTTCATTAATACTTACCTCCTATTTTTAAGTAAGTTCTTGCTGCTTTCTCTAATTCAGCAGCTGTGTACTCCTTAGGTTTAGGAAGAGGTTTATCTAGTATCTCTTTAGTTGTCTTTTCTTTTTTCTGTTGCTGAATTACAGCATCCTGTATGTATCTACTCATGATCCGCTCCCGGGTTCATTCAATCAATTAAACATTAATTCAAAGTGAGGACCATCGATAAATGGCCTTCTGCCTTGTGATCTCCTTAAATCAACGTATTTATTCATAGCTTCTTCAGCAGTACCTGGGTAATCTCTAATATCACCTTCAGACCAAGCAGCTCCCCACTTAACAGCTATGTTATTTTTCTTAGCAGCTTCTTTCATTGCATCACATATATCATCGTATACATTTATTTCCCAGCAAGGTTCTCCGTCTACGTATGCCATTAAGTCTACAGCATGACAATAACCATCGTCTTGTTTTAAATGTTTACTCTTCATAGTTTGTGATCTGCCAGCAGCTACTAGCTTTTCTTGTTCTTCTACAGTTCTTACACCATATATAACACCAAAGTCTACTTTAGTTAATTCAATAGCCTTCCTTACAACAGAATCCATATATGGGTGTACACCAACTAGTTTCTGAAACGATCTTTGTGATAATTTAAAAGCCATAACTTTCCTTTCTATTTCTTGCTCATGTAAGCTGTTGTACCCATATATGCGCCTACTATACCTGCGCCACTAATATAAAATAAATTACTAATATCTGATAATGCAGTTACTCTATCCAAAGGTACAATAAACATTACCACCGTGAACGCACCCATTCCGATAAGTGTCCATGTAGCCATTCGTCTCTGTGCACGCTGTTTCCGTAAATTATGCTCGACTTCTTTAA